CGACTGCATGGGCTAATGGTCTCCCTTGATCAGCGTGATGTCGCCGATGTCACGCAGTGTGTCTATCTTTGAGTCCCTCCTGCACAATCTCTTGTACTGCTTCTTGTTGGTGCTCCACTCCGTACCTGTCCACCACTCGAACCCGCGATAGTTGGCCTTGTACTCCGATGACAGCTCGTAGCCGGATCCCATGTAGAGATATCGCACGTAGTGGTTGGAGGCCCACTGTATCTCCATGTCCAGCGTGACTTCCGATATGGGCATGGTGTTGGCGTGTATCACGCTCTCCAGCCCAGCGAGGTCCTGTGAGTCGAAGGTGTCTATGGTGCTGTAGTTGTCCTCTTGGTATCTGTATCTCTTCTGCTTGGTGAATCCCACTATGTTGTCAGCGGTGTCTATGTAGAATATCATGAACTGGTCACGCTTGTGGTAGTGGGCAAAGGGATCGTAGTCCGCGCCAAAATTTTTCCGCTTCATGTACTGCTTGTATATGTGCGGCAGGCTCAACAGCCTCACCATCTCGGATGCGTCTATGACCTTGATGCCGATCTCTTTCCCTAGGTGCGTGTGTTTTTTGTAGCGTGGCCTGTACAGGTCTATGTTTATGCGTGTGCTACGTGACTGGTAGAACACCTCCTTGTCCATCACTGGATGGTCAAGTGCCAGCCAGCCCCTGTCTATGGCTTCCGCTTCCTCGTCCTCGTGAACAAGCGCCATGGGTTTGCATATCACTAGATCCTGTTGTTCCTGTTTGCCGAGGGTGTGATCAAATATCAGTTCCATTGTGTATTACTTAATGATGTGTCAGAGACGGCTAACGCCATCTGAAACTTCGCTTACGCTCGTTTCCTTTTCTAGATTTACGCTTTACGCAGTAGTAAGAATTTACGGAATGACGCATTTATGCGTCCCCTGTGGTAGATGAGCAGTCACAATTCGGCTATTTCTAGCCGAACCGACTTGAACCCTGTGGTGAGTTCGCAGTCACTATACATCGCTACCGTAGTCGGGCGGTTGTGCTGTACCCGTTAGCTCATTCATTACAACGCGAGCCCGTCAAACCCTTGCATAATAGTTCTTGGCGGACCTGGGGATTAACTTTTTCTAATTGCCCCATCATTTTTTGCTGTTTGCATCTAAGGATTCACCTGTCGCTTGTTAGCCGCATTTCCTTGCTCACTGGTTGCGATGCTATGTTTGCCTATTGGAATTTTTAAAAGAAATTGTAGTTTGCCTATCGCACTTGTTTATATGAGTTTTAATTTTAGGTCAATCTTTTTGGCTTTAAATACCGTCATGCTCTGGACATATCAAGGAAATGAAATTACCAACATGCCGGAAGATGTTGTTGGATTTGTTTATCTCATAACAAACACAACCAACGGTAGGATGTACATAGGTAAGAAACTTGCCAGATTCAAAAGGTCCAGACCGCCATTGAAAGGCAGGAAGAACAAGCGTAGGTACAAAGTCGACTCTGATTGGCAGGACTACTATGGTTCCAGCGATGACCTAACAATTGATGTGAACAAGCTGGGTAAACACAAATTTAAGAGAGAAATACTGTTCTACTGCAAGTCAAAAGCGGAACTGTCCTACGTTGAAGCACGTGAACAGTTTGCACGTAAGGTTCTAGAATCAAATGACTACTACAATGGACATATCCGTGTGAGGGTTCACGGCAAGGGCATATTGAAATGAAATACGGATATATGATGTATGACTGCACAATAGATGAAATGCAAAAACACAAAGCGGATTGCTATGATTTAAAGAAAGAATCTGATCCCGCAAGTATCTTTGGCTACTACAAATTCGCCAACGTTCAAGATGCTGTCGAGAGGATCAACAGCCTGTACGTGCCTATGGAACATGGTGATATACCACACGTGGAATGGCAACTAGATGAGTCGGGTACACTGTTGATAAAAGAGATCACGTTCGACAAACCCGAAGATCAAACGTTGTACCAAGATGCGGTTGAACGGGCATGGGCTCTCGGAGGACACCTGGATGTCCGTGTGCAACAAATTTTTTATGACTAACAACCAGACTATATTATTAGATAGGGCAACATACAATATCACAAGTGCATCACTGATAGAAAGTGATACCAAAGTCCTTAATTTAATATTCTCAGATTTCACGGAGCCAGCAAACTTCACATTGATAGGTAAAAGCATGGAATGGAAACCGTTGATATGGATGCAGTTCGAAAAAGAGAGGATCAAGCGTTTAGAGTGTCTACGAATAATAAATTGTGAAGGCACACTGCAGGACGCATTCAAGCAAAAAGTAAAAGGTATATTTCAGCACTTGGATATTGAATTCATTGATGTGAAACACCTAGGCAACTGGATGTTCAATCAGGAGTGTAAAAATGTAAAGGACAGTGTTGTTGCACAGGATAGGATAAAAAGTGTTACCTACTCTGCCGGCACGATGAGACTCAATAGATATGTGTTGTTGGGGTGGTGCCAACAGAACCAACTACATGACGTGGGCCGTCCAGCTATGTCCAAAAATCAACTTCGCATGTTCAACAACGAATACTCTAGACTAGCAGGCACACAGTTTGACATGCATTATGACGCCAAAGCCAACAGGTTTTTTGGCGATGTAGGACAGGATGCTTTCAACTTGAAATATTGTCAAGTGCTCGGGGGTTCACACATAAACTTTGTGGCCCATCCACCGGACTATGGTCTAAGACACGGTGCATTTGATGAGAAACTTTGGTACACGTTGATATGTAAGACTGTGCCTTTCTTTATTGGTAATGTCAGCGAAAATGATAATTTGAAAATGTATGGTTTCGAATCCTACGTAGGGTTCGACTATTCTGCGGACTCCATATCCAATCCCATCGAACGTTGGTTAAAACTTCTAGATGACAACAAGCGTTTTTTCATAGACATAGATGAATCTAAAAAAATACATGATCTGAATAAGGATATAATTGAACACAACTATGATAGGTTGTCCAACACAGACTGGAAAAAAGTTGCAAACGATGACCTTGCTGGTTCCCCCGACCATGTGCAAGAAGTTTTAAAGCACGGTGCACCAGACCTGTACTCCCTACTTTCTTAGCCAAAAAAAACCCCCGACTGGAAGCCGAGGGTTCTAAACTTATAAATGTTAAAGAAAATTACGCCGCTGTTTTTGCCGCGTTCTTAACTTCTTGTATTTCTTTTCTTCTTGCTTTGATCAGCTTTGATAATTCTGCTAATGCTTTTCTGGCTCTTGTTGCCGAAGCTTTCACGCCCTTATCAACGAACTTACCGTTCTCTTCTGAGTAAGTTTGGATTGCTGTCATGATCGAATCATGTGTTTCATTTGACATATGTTTTTTCTCCTTCTATTATCGTACGATATAATTAATTAACATATGTTTAATTTAAGCACACAAGATGTGGTTTTGTCAATTGAAAATACACCTTTGGTAAATTTAGATGGAATACTTTACCAAGAGTACAATAATTTTTTTGGTAAAGATATGCTTGAGGAGTTATTGGATATAAATTTTGCCAATAAAAATTTAGTCAAGTTGGAGAAACATGAAAATTTTCCACGACTTATGTTGGAGTACCAAGACATCACAATGAAAAAATTAAAAGTTTTCTTTATGGACGAAAAAATAAAAAGTGCCCTTGAAAGGAAGTTTGACACCACCTTAAAATTTGACAGCGTTGATTTTTGGATTGACGACAAAGGTTATAGTCTTAAGCCACACACAGACGATGACAGGATCAAACTAGCAATTCAGATATATCTGGGCAATGATAACATTGGCACGTCATTGTTTGGTTTGGAGAACACAAGTATCAAAACATTCGAGTACAAAGAAAATTCAGGATATGCACTGTTGAACAACAGCGTCAGCAGGCATGGGACACAAGGTAGGAGTGAAAAAGGTAATCGTAAAAGTGTTTACGTGAGGTATGGATAATTTAACAATTCAAGATCTGGATACCCAACTGTTTCCTTTGCAAGATTCATATCTAGCAGAGTTAAAGGACAGTTGGTATACACAACCACAGAAGGACATCGAACATGAAACATTTGTTGCAAAAGCCGACGAATGGTTTAGAAGTACTAAAATTAATAATGTCCAGGGGTGGAATAAGTTTCCTTGTATTGACGTCATAATGGGGTGTACACACTTCATAGAGAGTCTGGCCAGTAAACACAAATGGAACATACAGATACTAGGAAGAGAGTACGCTTACTACAGTGTTATGGGTAAGCAGTCCACAAAGCAGGGAGAACTTGTGCCTGGTGTTCCTTTGATAGTCTCGATGCCAAACTACTTCTATGGCAATAGGCCAGATTGGGAAATGGTATTAAATGAATGTGAAGCAAAAGGAATAGATATTCATATAGACTGTGCGTGGATCACGGCCGCAAAGGATTGGAGTTTCGATTTTGATCATCCTAACATCAAATCATTTGCAATGAGTATGTCCAAGTATAATTTTACCTGGAATAGGATAGGACTGAGATGGTCAAGACAACGTAGCATGGACTCATGCACATTGATAAGTGCCCAGCGTAAGTACAATGAACTTACAACAGCATGTGGATCTTTCATGATGGATAATCTCCCTAGGGACTACGGTTGGAACACATATGGTGAAAAAAATAAAGAGATTGCTAAAAAACTAGGAATGGATCAGACTATGTTTTTCTATACCTTAAAAGATAAGGATAAACTTTATTCGGTTGGTAGGATTTTAGGACGATAGCAAATATCCCATTGGCTTTTGAAATTTTGATCCTCTTCGTAGCCAACACTTGCTAGTATCTCGTCAATCAACAACTTGTCAGGTTCCGCTTCAACAGTGCATATTTTTGGTCTGCTATTTTTTAACATCTTCATTCCACTTTTGATGACCCGTGCATTGTCAGTCGCACAGTCTATTTTTACAATATCTACTTTAAGTTTGTTGTTGTTAAGCCACCATGTGTCCAACTGTTCCGTCTGGACCTCGATGTACTCTTTGCCACCCTTGACAAAATCAAGTCGGCTCCTGCCAGGTTCGTCGTGTATGTGAAACTGTTCAGTGCCGTCCTTTAGTGAAACTGCTTTGCATCTTGGCTTGAGGTTCTTTAATTTATAGTGTCCTATGCCTTTTTTGAATATGATAGGGTCGGGCTCCCAACTGATGACTTCACCGGTGCCTCGCAGATGTTTCAACATTATCCACGACATTCTGCCAGTGTTGGCGCCTATGTCTAAGCATCTGTCACCGGCCTTGATGTTATTTGCATATAATTGATTTAATTCTTTAGCACCGTTGTCTGGCATGTTACACTATTATATCTACGTCATTCGCGTAGTTTGTAAAACCATTTTCTTTGACAACTTTTAGCACACTGTTTACTCTGCTCACCAATTCATCTTTGTGGGATATTAGGAAAATATTTTTTTTCTGAGTCCTGCTCATATCTTTCAATACTGCCATCGAGCTCTCAACACCCGAAATATCCATACCAGCGTCCACCAGTTCGTCAATGAACAACAAGTTGATCTGTTGATAAAGGCTCTCCCACACATCTCGGAATGCCCAACTTAGACTTAATATCAACCTGTTCCTTTCACCCCTACTTAAATTATCGAAGTCCAGTTCCCTGCCCAGTTCCTCGATACGCACACTCAGATCCGATTGGAAAGTCACTGTGTGTGGCAGTTTCACTTTGCCCAGGAAGTATGCGAGTCTCTGGTTCAAGTATGTTAAGTTTTGTTCTATGATCCTTGTTCTTATGAAAGAATCTTTTGCAGTCAACAATTTATACAAGAAGTCTTGGTGTCTGTGTAGGTCTTCCATTTCGTTGGCTTTCTCATAGTCGACATCCTGTATGGCAGACTTCTTCATTTCTGCTATCTGCTCCGCGTATGTGTCTTCTTTGTTTTCGGTCTGATCTAACTGCCTCTTAAGATCCTGCAGTGAACTTTTATGATTGTACGCCTCGTCGATTGTGTCATAGTACGTGTCCGGTATTTGTCCTAAATCTCCCACTTCATCTATGCCCTCTTGTATTTTTGCAAGATCCGTTTTAAGTTTTGTAACGTACTCTGTTGATTCCGTAAGTTGTGCCTTTAGTTTTCCAACCAGGTGCTCGTGTTTATCATCGTGCAGTTCTTGTTCACACGTAGGACATTTTTGTTGTTTAGTGTATTCTAGGTCTGCTTCAGTTTTTGTCACTGTGCTTTCTGCTTTGGTCAGCGAGTTTTCATGATATGCTTTTTCTTTTTCCAAACCTCTCAGTGCTGTTTGCATCTCGTTGTGCTTCTGTAATTTTTTGTGTTTGGCAATCTCTATCTCACTGTCTACCTTCTCCAATTCTGCTATTGCTTCTTGGAAACTTTTTACATCGTCCTGCTTCTGCTTGGACCAAGCGTTTGATCTGATCTGTAGGCTTTCAATGGATTCCTGTATCTTCTCATTTGATGCCACTCTGGCATCTATTTTCAATTTCTCCTCAGTAAGCATCTGCTTTGTTGCTTTCTGTTTTTCACGTAATAAATCTGCCTTCTGTGACAACAGTGTGATACCCAACAACTGTTCAATTATTTCACGCTGTTCTGCCTGCTTTGTTGACAAGAACGGTTGTGTGTATGTGTTCAATGCAATTATGTTTTTAAACATAGAATGGGTCATGCCCATCAATTTGTTTATTTCTATTTGTGTTTCTCTGTTCTCACCTTGTGCTTCGTTGCTTTCCGTATTTTGTTCAATGTTGTTTGCATAGAATTTAAATATTTGTGGTTTTCTTCCTCTTTCGATAGTGTACTCGACATTATTCTTTACAAACTTAACACCAACCAACATTCCTTTTTCGTTGGTTTTGTTTACGAGATTATCTCTTCTAATGTTAGTTAATGCCTCGCCAAAGAACACGTAACTCAATGCGTTTATAATCGTTGTCTTTCCAGTACCGTTTCTCGCACCTGCATCATCACCACCTAAGTCCATGTTCTCACCAATTACAAGAACAAGGCTTTTGTTAGAGAAGTCTATTGCCTGGGCCTGATTCCCCACACTCATAAAGTTCTTTACTGTAAGTTCTTTAATCGTTAACATTTTTTTTCCTACGTTTCTTTTTGCCTAATTTTTCTATTGCTTCGTACACTTCAGGTGGTGTTGAAAGTGTGTGTTGCTCAACCCATCTCTTGTATCCCTTCAACCATTCTTCCTGTGTGACGGGTTTGGACATGTGATCCAACAATGATTTTTCGGTGAGCGGTTCCTCGAGATCACCCTTTAAAACTTTTATCAATCTTCTTTTACTAATTCGTGACATCTAGATCGTTGTAAATTGCTGTTAATACGTTTTTGTCATAGACTTCTGAATCCACACCCTGCAACTGTTTGACAACTATTTGATCCACACTGTCAAACTTCTGCACTTCCACCAATGGTTGTCGTGCGTTGTCCACCTGCTCTGGTATCAGTTGTAGTTCTCGGAGTTGATATTTGTCTATGAACGTTTCTCTAACGAAGTTCGCTTCTTCGTAACTAATTTTTATATCTAGTGTTACCCGCACATACATTTTTGGTTTCAGGTACTTGTCTGGATCTTCTAGTAGTTCAGACACTTTAATAGTGATGTATCTCGGCATATCTGGCCAATTGATATATTTAGGTTTGCCGCCCATTTCTATAATCATCATGCCTCGGTCATCGTCCCAGGCATCTGCATAGTTGTGTGGAAATGCGTTGCCCATGTAAGTGACGTTCTTCATTACTTGTCTTTTATGGAAGTGTCCTGAGAACACTTGTCCACAGTTGGCAAAATGATCCGTCTGTATTCCTCCAACGTCTGGCATCTCCACCATTGCGTTCATTTTGAAATACGGCAGTTCAAAGTGTCCAAACACATACTGTTGTTTCATCTTTTGTATTTTTTTATATTCATCACCTACTATCCATGGGATAATTGCAACATCGTCTTCGACAAGCCATTCGTTAACAAGATGTATGTTTGGTATGTTTCTTATGAACTCCATGGAATTAATTTCCCTTTTTTCTCTGTAGAATAAATCGTGGTTACCCATGATAACATAAACTTTTTCAAATGCCGCACCCAGTCTTTCCATGTTGGAAACTGTGTAGTTCATTGTGGATACATTCGTTGAAGATCTATGATGATGCCAGTCGCCCAGGAATATACAGGTCTCACAACCTTCTGCCTTCGCTTGTGATATGAACCATTTTACGAAATCCTCACAGTCATCGTTGTGTATCCTAGAATTACCCTTCATGCCGAAGTGTATGTCCGTGAAACAGGCTACCTTTTTAAAGAATGCCATTGATTACCATTTCTTCTTAACGATTGGTTTATGATTAGTCATGTCTATCTTGTTCTTAAACTTGACGTCTTCAAAATCATCTGAATCTAGTTTGCCTTTTTTCTTCAACACTTTGTTTAATTTTTTCAAAGTTGTCTTGTTGACTTCATGCACGTCGCCGTGAGCGGTCTTCATTCTTTTTTTGTACGAAGGGCCAGTGCTTTCATTCTCGTTCTGCCTAGTGAAGCTTGGCATCATGCCGTTGTATTCCAGCAAGTCGTCACGTATCGATTGATTTTTCTTTTCTATGTTCAATATTCTGGTGAAACTGTTTGTGATTGCCGCCGTGTAGTATGCGAACGGATTGTCCGACTTTGATTCATCGAACTGTAGTCCTATCTGACTCAATTGCATCAGCGCCTGTGACTGCATCTCGTCATTGTATGTGTAACCTCTCCAGTTTGCCCTTGTGCCATAACGTTCACACAATTTCATGTACATCATGGCCAACTGGTTTGTCATCTTGCCATGGTCCACGCTGAAGTGTCCGTTGCTCATTCCGCCAATCCAATGACTCTTGCCCACGCAGATTAGTTTGCTATTCTTGTCAAATTTGTAATGTTGGAATGGGGGAAAGTTGACCTTGGAGTGATGGTCCGCAGTGCTTTTTGGATTTTTCTTCCTTTCGTTGTCCATTGGTACGTGGTCGAACATCATTACCCTGAACACTAGATCTGTTTTCTCTATCTTTCTTGGACTCACTGTGTAGTCCGCTAATTTTATCTTTTTAAGTCCTGCTTCCTTGGCCTGTTCCCATGCTTCTTGTGTTAGCCTCTTTGCCTTGGCCTTACGTGCCTGTGCCACAGCACTGGCGTTGACCTTCTTCAGATTGGGTACAATTAAATCATACCGTGCGTCCTCCGGCGTAACATATGAGCAGTAGGTGTTCTTGCTGGCGTGTATTTGTGCCAACAGATCTCGGTTATTTAGGTACTTGACTCTCTTCATAAATTCCTTCTCTGTATATAATGTAAAGTGACCACAAACAGGTCTGTTGAATCGTGCCGTATGGTGAATTAAGTGCGCCTAGAATAATGCCTATAAATATAGTTAAAGTATACGAAATTTTACAAAGGAAAGCAACCATTTAAATGGCATTTGGAGAAATAGGTAAGATAGTAAAGAACGTGGGATCGGGGATATTTAACAGGACCCTGGGGAGGCTCACCGGTGCAGGTATTTCTACTGACAGTAGGATAGTGCAGGCTCGAGCAAAATGGTCTGGACGTAGCGACAAGAAAGATTGGCGTGTAAGACTGGAAGTGCCAGATGGACCGCTGACCAAGTTCTTTGACTTTGAGAACAATCCATTGATGAAACCCTTGGCCTCGTCACGAGGCATATTTTGGCCCCTAACTCCTGCAGTTGTAATACAACATTCAGCGAACTATAATGCCATGGATCAGGTACACAGCAACTTTCCACACCAGGCATACCAAAATTCACAGGTCGATTCATTGAACATTATTGGAGAATATCCTGTACAAAACTCGGAGGACGCCAAGCATTGGATCGCAACTGTAAACTTTCTAAGGACTGCTACAAAAATGTTTTTTGGTAGAGAGGGAGGCATAGAAGGATTGAAAGGCAATCCACCGCCAATCATGCACTTGTTTGGTTATGGTGATCATATGTTTAATAGGGTACCTGTAGTTATAAACACATTCAACGTAGAACTTAGACCAGGGATCGACTACATATCAACAAAACAGTCACAGACGGGATATGGGCAAGGGAGAGTAGACCCAACATTAGCGGCCGCTGTGGAGGCTGGCGAAAATCAATCATGGGCACCTACGCTGTCAAATATATCTGTGTTAGTGACACCAATATACAGCAGAGATTCAATTAAGAACTTCTCAATGAAAAAATTTGTAAGAGGTGAATTGAACGGTAAGGGCAATGAGGTAGGATTCATCTAATGGCCAAGTATTCGAACACATCTCCTTATTTTGAAACTGAAGAAATTGCAGACTACTTAGACATCCTGAATCCAAGAACTATAACCGCAGAGCAAGATGACCCAAGTTACACAATCGAAAGAACTTACGCATACAGACCAGATCTATTGGCCTTTGACCTTTATGGTACGCCAAGACTCTGGTGGGTTTTTGCTCAAAGAAATCCTGACCAGATCGAAGATCCTATCTATGACTTTAAACCAGGAGTGACAGTTCAGTTACCCAAGAAAGAGAACCTACTTAAAGACATAGGAATTTAGTCATGGCAACCGATTCATATACATACGCGGCCAACGCCAGGAAGCGTAGCATAAATCAACTTCCTATCACTCCAGACCCTAATGTGTTGCATCAGTTTGCATCATATAATACACTGTTTACATTGTCAGCACTGAGTACACAGGAGTTGCGAAATCCTAAAACGTTTTTCCAAGGCAAGCCGCATGACATAATTGCTCGTAGTGGTGGCATATCGGACGCCAACTTCTCGAGCCACACGGAGGCATCAGCCAACAACAGGGAAAGTCGTAGAGATCCCACTAATGAATTTAACAAGACAGTAGACAAGGGAAGGGTAGGAGCGTCACTAGGACAGGCTTCCAGGACCTTTAAAAGAGACCATGATTTGTATTTTAGAAATGTTGAACTTACATCTGTACCAGGATTCAATGAAAAAAGACGGTTAACCAGTGTGACAAATATTACTATGGAGCTAGTAGAGCCTTCAGGGATCACATTATTAGATAAAATAAAGGCCGCGGCGGCCAACAACGGTTTCCTAGATCACCTAGATGCACCCTACATGCTTACCATAGAATTCGTAGGCTTTGATGAAAATGGCCAATCGATAAAAGAAAAATCGGATTTTATTAAAAGGGTCATTCCTGTTAAATTGATTACCATGGACATCGATGTGAATCAAGGCGGATCCTACTATAACATTAAGGCAATACCATATAATGAGTTTGGATTCACAAACAATTTTATGTATCCTAGGACAAGTGGAAGTTTGAAATCCACTAATCGAACATTTAAAGATGCCGTAGTTGATCTACAAAACATTTTGAACGATCAAAATGAGCAGGAGAAGGATAGCAAATTCAACCAATATCCTGACAAATATGAAATTTCCATCAGCGAAGATCTAGACCCGGAACAACAACTTGCATATGAACTACTGCAACAGGCAGACATGACCCAGACAAATGTTAATCAGGCGCCCGGGGAAGAAGCATTTGAGATGACATTCATAAAATTTTCGTCCGCTGTTGGTATACCTATGCTTTTAGAAAATTTAATGAAGACCCATCCTAAGTACGGGGCCGTAAGTTTTGATAAATGGAGCGAGGCGGTGTCCAAAAAAGGATCTGATAAGTTTGATCCTAACGATGGCTTGTCTACATATTTTAAATATTTTAGAATACGAACTAGTGTTGAGCCTACTCTCGACTTTGACGAGATTCGACAAACTAATCGGAAGATAATAAAAATTGTGGTGGAACCATACTACATCAGTGCATACAATTTGGCAACTGCCGGCATCCACCAGGATAGAAATTACCAAACCTACGTGGCCAAAGCATACAATTACATCTTTACAGGTGATAATGTTGACATTCAAAACCTAGACATAAACTATAAGGTTGCATACTATCAATCAAGGCTGAAAGATCTTGAAGCCAATGATGCCAGGACGTTTGAAACTAGTAATGATGCCACTACAGAAGAGACAGGTACTCCTACTAATAGGACTCGACCAGATAATATGCCGGATCATTTAACACTTTTGCCCCTCAAGAGTGAAGTGTCTTTATACAAATCTAGCACAGATGGCAGAACAGGAAAGGGCGATAACAGAGTAGATGCATTTTTTGATGCCATTACAAACCCACAGGCAGACATGGTAGTAATAAACATGGAAATTTTAGGAGACCCTGCATGGCTTGGGCAGAGCCAATTCATCCCAGCAACACCTGTAAATTCAAATGGTAGCTCAATTGATAATAACCTAGAATTTTTCAGAGGAGGCGAAAAAACCAACATTTGGAATCCAAAACTTCGTTGTTACAATTATGATGTGGCGGAGCCGGTGACCAACTTGACATTTAAGACACCGCAGGATTTCAATGACATGACAGGTGTTTACGAAATATCGAACGATCAACGGCAGGTGTTTTCCGGTCTGTACAAGGTGGTACAGGTGGCCCATAGCTTCACTGATGGAAAATTCACACAGAATCTTACCATGGTACGTTTCAATAATCAAGATAAGTCAGTTACAAAAACCTTAAATGAAAAAATTGTTAAGAAAAACAATGTTATAACTAGTGTCAAGAACCCAATCCAGCTCTCACGTGAAAATGAGAACATTTGGAGTATTAGGGAAGATGATAGGATGGCGTAATGGCAGGTAAGGACTATTTAAAAGGACACTCTTCAACAAGCAAGGCACCAGGAGGTGACAAGTCGTGGATGGGCGGAGAGCCCGGTCCATACATAGCCATAGTAAAGAATAATGTTGATCCATTAAGGATGGGCAGACTGCAGGTAAACATTCCTGCTTTGAGTAAGACAGCAAATCCTATAAGCAGTAACCTATTTACATGTGAATATCTTTCGCCTTTTTATGGCGCCAAGGATGTAAGGTATAACATCGGAGGATCTACGAAATACCAAGACAGTCAACACAGTTATGGTTTCTGGGCAGTGCCACCCGACATTGGTACTAGGGTGCTTGTGATATTTGCAGAAGGCAAATTAGAACAGGCATTCTGGATAGGTTGTTTACAAGATCCTGTTACCAACCATATGGTGCCAGGTATAGCGGCCAGCACAAAAACACATGACAGTTTGGATGGGACATTCACTGGTCCGGATGCAGGTTTCCAAAAAGACAAGCAATCAACGTATGGAACAAAAAATGTACCGGCGGGAGAAGTAAACAGAACAAGTGCTGGAATCAATCCCGCAACCAATTATGATAATATTAATAAACCTATCCATCCATTTGCTAATGTACTTGCCGATCAAGGACTATCGGGTGATGAGATTAGAGGTACCACTACTAGTTCTGCTAGAAGGGAAACTCCGAGTAATGTGTTTGGCATAAGCACACCTGGCCCTAAGGACACAGATTCGACCAGGCAATTGGTTGGAGTCAAAAACTCGCAACGACAAGACTATGTAGCAAGGAAAATAGGACACACCTTTGTGCTTGACGATGGAGATGTGGAAGGAAACAATCAACTTACAAGATTAAGGACGGCATCAGGTCATCAATTATTGATGCACGACACCGAAGGTGTTGTTTATCTTGCAAACGGATCAGGCAAGGCATTTATAGAGATGGACAAGAATGGAAAGATCAGCATATATTCAGACAAGGGAATAGACATACGGGCAGAGGGAGATTTTAATCTACACGCAGATGATAATATAAACTTCCATGCAGGAAAGAAAATTAAATTCACCGCTGAAGAGAACTTAGTGCTCAACGCAGAGAAATATGTTTACGTTATGGGTGAGTCTGGAATATTAAGTGCCTCACAGAAAGGCAGTGTAAGGAACTTTGCTAGGGATGGTATAACTTCCCACACCAAAGGTATACAGTTCCACAGTGCAGACGGTAGGATCGATCTAGCGAGTGGTAGTCAGGTTCATCTAAATTCAGTTGGTCCAAGATCTAACATGGGACCTGGTTGGTTAAAACCAACTAGCGTAAAAGTCGGAATACAGGAAACAAAAAAACAAGATGTTATTGCACAACAACCTATTTTAAACGGAAAACCAAACTACGAGAAAGTTAAGGTAAAAACAACTGTAGGAGGCTTTGTGACACATGAGCCTTACACAAGACCGGCGGGTGGCAGAGAGCGAGACGACATAGCGTAAATATAGTATATGGCATACGGAGATTCAGGATCAGGTTCAGGAGCAGGTGGCTTATCAAACAAGTCTGTAACCTTCAAGGGTTTCAGTTCACGTGCCGACAAGAAGAACTTCAAACTGTATGACTTTGAGGTTGCCAAGCAGGACCTCATCAACAGATTAAGCATACGTAAGGGCGAGAGGGTCGAGAACCCTGAATTCGGCACTATAATATATGATGCCATATTCGAACCATTCACAGAACAACTTAAAGACGCCATTGTCGAGGACATCACTGCCAATCTCAACGCAGATCCACGTATAGCCACGGA